TTATTGAGCCAGTATTTTACTCATATCGTAGACCTGTGCAGACAGTTCCTGTTGGGATAAATGAGCATAAATATTGAGCGTAATTTTAATATCACTGTGACCCATTTGCATTTGTAGTGCTTTGACGTTGATATTATTTGCAACTTGAATTGATGCGAACGTATGGCGCAACCCGTGAACTGTAATTGTGGGTAAGTCTGTTTCACCTATCAAGGCTTCGAGCCAATGGTTAGGTGTCATCACTGACATGATTTGGCCTTTCTGGTTGGTAAAGATAAGATCTTTAGCCCGCGGGATGACTACTAACGACTTGCGATACTTTTTAAGCCGGTCGATTGTTGAGCTATTTAGTGAAAGTGTGCGATAGGCATTTCTAGTTTTAGGTGTTGATATTATCTGGTGGTTATCAATTGAACGGGAGATAGTTTTATTAATAGTTACCAGCCCATTCTTCAAATCAATATCAGACCATGTTAACGCAAGTGCTTCACCTTTCCGCATACCTGTGGTAGCAAGTAAATAAAACAGTGCACTACGGTCATATCGTGGTTGTGTTCTGTGTCCGTCGGTAGCATCAACAACTGATAGAAATGTAGCCAATTGCTCAGCAGTCCAAAAATTATCAGCTGCTTTATCCTTTGAATAGTCAACGGAAACTTTTGGAACGTCAACTAATTTCATTGGGTTATTAGTAATAACACCCATTTTTTGAGCTGTCCGGAAAACTAGTGCTGCATATTGGGCTAGCTTATTGAATTGCTTAACGCTCTCACGCCACTTTAAAGCTTCTTCTTGGCACTTTTGCCATGTAATCGTATTAATCCTCATGCCACCGAAAGAAGGCGTTATATGGTGCTTAAAGATGCCCTCAACGCGATTCAAAGTACTTTCTTTTACGCCTAGCTTGTAAGTCTTTAGCCATACTTTGTAAACTTCATCGAAAGTAGGATTATCCATAATAGCAGCCGGATTGTTTTTACGCTGATCAAATTCAACTTTGGCGCGATCAAATGCTAACTTAGCAGCCTTACTACTACTAAAACCCCCATGGTGATAGGTTTTAGTTTTGGTGTTACCGTTAATATCAGTATACTTTCCAAGGTAGCCACGAACGTCATACACGCGTTTGCTACCAATCATTTTATGTGTAATTTTCATTTTATTTTTTCCTCCATATTGACTATGCGAGGGGCCAAATTATTGGAAAAAATATTGCACGCAACACCACCTTTCAGTAAAATAGAGTATGTAAAAGGAGTACATAATTAATGTATTCTGACGCAAGCACATCCATCTTCTTGGCGGGAGCGGATGTGTTTCTCTTATTAATATAACGAAAAAGAGTCAAGTAGCAACAGCCACTTGACTCTTTAATCGATAACCCAAATATTGATACCATCTCATTGAGCGAACGGTCGAACCGTTCTTTCCTTGATTAAATAATATCAGTTGCGTACCTGATAGTCAATGATGTTGCTAAGAATTTCTGTAAACTGTTTTATTGAGGCAACAGTTTGATAGTAATCAGAATGTCGGTTAAACCTTTCTATAACGCGAATTCCATGCTCATGGAAATGGATTCGAGCTGCCTTACTCGTTAATATTTTATTCAAATAGAACAGAGCTACTAGGTCATGGATTTTCATATCTGTTAATAGCAAATTATCAACGTTCATTAGGCTAGCTTCTGAAACAACAGCTTGGGTAGGATGAGGCAAAAATTCTAGAGGCGTGAAAAGATTAACCAAAATAGGATTAGAATGTGCTGCTGCATTTCTTATATTTTTAGCAAATTTCATATTCGCTACGATGGTTGCCAAAGCCCTACTAGGATATTTGCTGAAATAAAATTCTATAAACTGCGATAAATCTCCAAATGGTGCAACTTCTAAGAATACCCATACTGCTGGTTCATTGTGGTGCTTACTGTAAAGATCATGAGAATATCTATTAGCCTGCAAATATGACAATACCCTGCCATATGATTTTGGCTTAGAATCTCTAAATTCTTGAACAATTGAGTATCCATCCTCGTCATCGTTTTTGGTTAATAAGTCTAATATTTTTACTTTCAAGCCATGTTCGACAGCTAAAGTAATATCTGAAAGAAATCTTCGTAAGGATGCATCAATGGCTGCCATATCTTGAAGATATGCAAAATCCAAGTTTATATACTTTCCGTTTATTTTTGGAAAGTTTTTTCTATAGGAAGCAAGTTTGAAATAATAATTATTTGATTCCATAAAAGACTCTGCAGCCTCTTCAGAAGTTATATCAAATGTTATTCCGCGCTCTTTCATACTAGCAATCAATTCTAAATAGCTCTCTTTAGGCTTTTCGTCTCTTTTAGACAAATCATTATACCTTCTTTAAATTAAAGATTACTGCTATAATCAGATCAAGTTTTGGCAAATTTGAATTAAAAAACAAGCAATTTGAAAGAACTTATTTTAATTTCAGGTTAGCCATATCTCCAACTTTGACTGGCAGGGGATGTGCTTTATTTAAGCAATTCAAACTGAGCTAATAGTTCTTTATATTGTTCTTTAAGGCTAGTATAGGCCTTATCCCAATTTTTGAATTTTGGTTCAAATAAAGAGTAATAGTCGCCTTTTTTAGAAGGAACTCTAGCTTCATAGATGTCCACAGTTACTTTTTCTCTGCATATTGAATATTTTGATTGATAACAAGAATCGTGCTTTTCTGTGAATTTTTGGCTTGCTTTAATAAATATACTGAATTCATCTTTCGCACACCGAGTTACAAGTGTATTTATATCAAAGTAGTCTAGATCATATAAAGGTTCAAGAATAATGCTTGTTGTAATTGGATCTAAGGGATATTCATTTTCAAGCTTTTTGCGATAATCCATTTTTTTTATGAACTTTGTTAAAATGTTAACGTCGTTATTTAAGCTAATTAATTGGGAGTTGTGGTTGGATAAACCATTTTTTACAATGAAATTAGTTGCAACAGAAAAAATCAATTTTGCTGTATTTTCCTTGATCTTTTTTTCTAGTTCTTTTGTGTTAGAGAAAATAAAATATGAAGTACGATCTTCATTTATCCTATCTATAAATTTTTTTAGCTTTTTAGATTCATTTAACTCATTTTTGTCAGTGCTGCTAGAAACGTTTTTAACAAGTGTATTAACTTTTTTTGAAATATAAACGTGTAAAGGAATATTATATTTTCTCGCTAAGCTATACTCTTCTTCTGTTCCCGACAGGCCAGTTTCGGTAGTTGAGCCATACTTATTGTCAATAAACAAAATCACAAAATCAGCACTTAAGATGTCTTCTCTGTAGGTAAAAGGTTTAACTGAAGGTGTTAAATTTGTTTCATAAAGCAAAGGCTCTATTCCAGCTTCTGAAAGAAATGTTTTAATGCTCTTGCGGATATTTAAGTTTCCTGAAAAGGTTGAACTAATGAAAACTCTGGGCTTAAAATACATTTCATATCCTTCTTTCTATCAATTTCAAAGTACAATGAATGTTATATTTTGAATCATGTTTTTATCAAATCGACACAATTACAAGGTAACTCTATCCTAATTTTTTTCGATGTAGGATATGTTTTTTAAAGTTCAGTCATGACAATTAGATTAGCCATGACTATCGTAATTGAAATTATTTGTTAAAATTAATTGTAGTTTGATTATCAACACCGTAGTAATTCCCACTATCTTCGATTAGTTCAGCAGAGACAAACTTATACTGATTCATTTTCTTGATGTCCTCTTTTTCAGCAATAGCCTGTATAAGCCCAGTCTTTTTTGTGCTTGGTTGAATCTTATCGCCAACCAATTCATCTATTGCTCCGTGATTAGATGAGAGCTGGTTACCTGATGGGGTGATTAATTCAACTCCGTTTGAAGAAACACGCTTTTTACTATTATTTTTAAGAGAGTATCCCAGCTGATATTCATAGTAAGTATTGTTAAGCCGCTTGCCAAAATTATTTTCATCATTAGCACGTTGCGATTTCTTCGTTGTTTCAATTTTTAATAATTTGGCTTCTTTAAAATAATAAGTAGCCGATTTGGTGTTTATTGCCTTATTATGATAATTTTTAATAGCTAACAGTGTAATTTTTCCAGTTTCACTATCTTTTGTGTATGTTCCAACTTTTTTTAATGGCCCCGATACTTTCTGTGAGTTGGACGAGCTTTTATTAGAATTGTTTCCACAACCAGCCAGACCGATTCCGATAAATAAAACTGCCCCTAGTGTCGCTATCTTTTTAACATTCATTTACATATCCTCCAATGATATAATAATATTTGTACATCAATATCATTGGGTAAAACGTCTCACTGTTACCGGCAGTGGGGCGCTTTTTTTATTTAGAACATTAATTCGTAGAATTTATCTGGTAGACCATAGGCCATTTGTATTTCATTAAAGCTTTGTGGTCGGTCGCCATACTGTTCTTTGTATAGGGCGGTAAGTTCACTACATGCAAATAAATTAGCTTCACGTTCCATTTTGCCTTCCCAATTATTTCCAATGGTGTAGAGAGCGGCGCAGGACGTGTGATCTAACCCATGCTTCAATTCGTGAGCCATGACCACATATTTTTCTGGTACTTCTTGCAATTCATCTGACAAGCCAATGTACACATCACCGCTGCTTGCGGTCGTACATATCCCTTTGAGGTTGCCTAAACTAGCATATTCAACACGATAACCTAAACTGTCTGCAATGACAAAAGGATCGAAAGTTCCTAATTTATCGGCTAATTGATGAACTTGTAGATACAGTTTATAACTGTTCATCAATAACACCTACTTTTTATTATCGTCATTCCGATGCTTTCGTTTATCTTCCCAGAACACACCTTCCAAGAAGGCACGTACCTTAATTTTTGTTTCGTCGTCCATATCCATGCCTTGGAAACCCATTGGTACATTTGATTTGAGCCACTCATCAAGGTCGATTTTATCGTCCTCAGTTGCCCAGGTGGGAGCTTTTGACTCACGGCCGAGCAGGTAATCAGTGGAGACGTCAAAGTAATCTGCAATTTCTTCAAGCTTTTTTGCACTCGGATTGGTTTTCTTCAAACGATACAATGTGTTTTTTGAGTATCCCAGTTCCGATTCAACGTCATTAACAGATTTTCCTTGTTTGTTTGCAAGAAATTTAATGCGATCAAACAGTGCCATAATAGTATTCCTCACGTTCTCAAAAGCGAATATTAAAATAAATGCATAAAATCGTTTGACAAAATTATGCAAATGTTTTAACATTACTTTTGTAAGCTAATTGAATAACCAAACGCGCAATATTAAAGAACATTAACTTGACTGATTTTCAGCGTTCCCCAACGTCTTATAGTCTTGCAATGGCTTTAAATAGGCTTATTTAGCTATGCCTTAATATTAAAACATTTGCGTAAAATAATCAACAATAATTAAAACTATTTTTGATTGGTTATCAAATTGGCTTACATACATAAATGAAAGGAAGTGAATTAAATGCCAACAACATTAGCTGGACGGGAACTTATCAAGAAGTATATTGATGATCGTGAAATTAGCATTACAAGCTTGGCTGCTACATTTGGTGTAGGAAAGATGTACATGACACAAGTATTGGCCGGAACCAGGAAGTCTGCAGCGGCGAACGAGCTAGTTTTGAAGATTATCGAGACTTTTAAAATTCGACCGCATGAAGGAGATGAATAAGAGATGACGGAAAAATTAGTTTTAAGAAAACAACATCTTAATGGCAATAATGGAACCAAGCCAATTTTCGTTGATGTCTCAATTCTTGATTCTATTCGTGAAATCAAAGAAGAAACCGGAATTCCAATGAGAAGAATTGTTGAACAGTTTCTATGTTATGCAATGAAGAATGTTCAGATTGTTGATGAGGAGGAAGGTGATCAGTAATGGATGGTGTCACATTGAATTTACCAAGTGAGTCCTTAGCACCAATCAAGCAAGAACTTACTCGTCTAATTACGGATGTGTTCAAGCAAATCGCTCAACGCGAAGCTTTACCGTATTGGATGAAGAAACAGGAGGCTCAAATTTACATGAATGTTAGTGACAAGACTTTAGATAAATTCATTGTCGATGGGCTAAAAGTTTCCATTATTGACGGCACTCAACGGATTTCTAAAAAATCTGCTGATGAGTATTACGAAGATCACGAATTATAAATAGTCTATGCGAGGGGCCATTTATTGGAGGTAATTAATAATGATTGAAGTAGCACTGATTACATGGGCGCTAACAGCATTATGGTTTAAGCGGCATGAAATTATTAGCTGGTTTGGAATTTAAAGGAGGAAACGAAAATGAGTAAAGAAACTGTAGAAATTAATGGTGTTAAGTTCGAGGTTGACATGGACACTGCTAAACGGATTGATACCTTCAAAGTTGGTGACAATGTTCGGTTGTTGGACAAACGGTACAATTCATCGGAAATTTACACTGGTGTGATTCTTGGGTTTTATAACTTTAAAGAATTACCGACTATTCAAGTTGCTTATTTTAAAGATAGTTTCGGTGGTGCAACCATTGATTTTGTGAATATCAATTCCAAAAGTGATGACTTCGAGTTACTACCATCAAACAAGTACGAAGCAGACTTTGACCGAGACACTGTAGTAGGTTCACTCAATCAGCAAATTGAATCAAAGACGGCCGAAGTGAAGTCTTTAGAGGCAAAGAAATCCTGGTTTCTAAAATATTACGGTAAATACTTTGTGAATGATAGCGAGGAAGATGCAAGTGAGGAAGGTTAATAATAAGCCGTTTGAAGAATGGCAAGCAAAACAAAATCCCCGTAACCGGGTGCAACCAGTTACAGGGACAAGGTTAAAGAATAACCAAATAATTTTACAGGTTTATGGTACACCACGGACGAACCTATGGCAACAACTGAAAGGGACATTTACACATGAATAATTACAAAACACAAGCAAAGTATTGGTATCGAAAGCTAATGAAGACACCAGTTGGATACGTATGTTTAGCTACTTACCGGTTCAAACAGTGGCAACATTACAAGAACTTGGCACGGCAAACGGCAATGGATCATTTGCGAGGTGAAGACCATGCGGACATTCAACCAGAAAATAATTAATCCAGGGATGGCTTACTGTGAATGTCTCGGATATCGGTACTTCTATGAAGACTCGACCCAGTTTCTAGCATGGCTGATGGGCGTTCTAGGCTCGGAAGCGGTATTAGATAAAATTGGTGTTCAAGAAAAGGTGCGTGAATAAAGTGATTCCAGGATATGATGAATGGCTAGAGCCACCGGAAGATGATGACCGGCCTACTAAGGAAGAATTAATTGAATTAGGTGTGATTGGAGATGATGAAGAATGAACTTATACGAAATGGCGACCAACTATCGCGACTTAACCAACCGTGATGATCTGAGCCCAGACACCATTGCTGATACGCTCGATGCGTTAACTGACTCGATGAACGTGAAGGTCGATAACATTGCAAGCTGGATGGATGAGAACCAAGCGAATATTGATTTCTTGGATAAAAAAATGAAATTGTTCCGTGAAGAAAAGCAACGGTTAAAGAACTTGAACGGCCGGCTAAACCATTACGTCGCGGACACACTTGATCAGGCCGAAATTAAGAAACTAACCACTGACCAACACATTGTTTCAGTTCGAAATTATCGTGCGTCCACGGTGGTGAGTGAACCGGATAAGCTCACAGCTGATTTTGTAAAAGAAATTCACGAATACCAGCCGGATAAGGCGGCAATCTATAAAGCTTTGTCAGCTGGCAAGAATGCGCCCGGCGCCCATCTGGAACCGAATCGGAAGGCAGTTATTAAGTAATGTTCCAGCTAAGAGATTACCAGCAAGAATCAGTTGACACTGTCTATAACTCAACAATTCACGGGCATCGTTCAATCGTAGTTCAATCACCGCCAAGAACGGGAAAAACGGTAATCATGGCCGATATTGCACGTAGAGCAACGGCAAAAGGTAACCGGGTATTGTTTATCGTGCACCGGCGGGAAATCTTAGAACAGGCTGAGGCCACGTTTAAGCAAGATGACGTTAACATGTCACTTTGCAAGATGGGTATGGTTCAGACCATTACCCGGCACATTGATGAGTTAACCAAACCAGCCATCATCATGATTGATGAAGCTCATCATGCCTTGTCGAAATCCTACCAGCGAATAATTCAAGCGTTCCCTGACGCGCTCAAATTGTTGTTCACTGCGACACCGTGGCGGATGGACGGCAAAGGACTAAACGTAATTGCTGATGACATTGTACTAGGTAAACCTATCAGCCAGCTAATTGACCAAGGGTTCTTGGCACCAGTCGACTATTACGCGCCGTCGGAAATTGACGTGACCCAACTTAAGACCAAACACAATGGTGAATTCGATGAAAAGAGTATTGATCAAGCCGTGAAGCCAAAAATCTATGGCAATGCAGTAAAGCATTACTTGAAACTGGCGCCCGGCAAGCAAGCTATTGCTTATGCGTACAATGTGGCGAGTGCCGAACGGTTAGCGGAGGCATTCAACCAAGCGGGCATAACGGCGCGCGCAGTGTCCGGAAAGACGGATAGAGCGGCACGTAAGCGAATTGTAGCGGATTACCGTGCTGGCAATATTCAGGTGGTCACCAATGCGGAATTGTTCACAGAAGGGTTAGACCTACCCAATGTTGATTGTGTGATCATGTTGCGGCCAACTCAGTCGCTATCACTTTATTTACAGTTTGCCATGCGGTCAATGAATCCGCGTGAAGGTAAGCGGGCCATCATTATTGACCACGTTAACAACGTTGAACGGTTTGGATTACCAACCATTGACCGGCAATGGATTCTTGGTGGCCGGGACAAACATTCAAAGAGTAGCAACGGGACATCTATCAAGTCAGTTTCGGTTTGTCCCGAGTGCTTCGCAACCTTTTACCGCAAGGGCGAAAGCTGCCCGTTTTGTGGGGCCGAGCTGGGTGAAGAAAAAATTATTGAGACCGACGAGTCCATCAAACTTAAAAAGATAGAAGCCAATAAGCGGTTGGCATTAGCCAAAGAGATTGCAGAGAACAACGCTGCTAAAGCAGTAGCCGATAAGACGCCGGGAGAGTTAACCACGTACGCGGAGATTAAGGCCTATGCGAAACTGCATTCGTATAAACCGGGGTGGGTTTATTTTCAAGCAAAGACAAGGGGACTGATTAGAAAGTGAAAACAAGAATCCGAGAGTTACGCCGGTTCTATGGATACAATCAGACTGAATTAGCACGGTCAATTGGTAAGACAATGCAAGCAGTTAGCAAATATGAATTGGATCAAGTCGAACCAAACATTGCCACACTAATTAAGATGGCAAACCTATTTAATGTCACAATCGATTATTTAGTAAAAAGGAGTGATTACATCAATGTCAATTCTACCAAAGAATGAACCCCATAAACCAGCCGGCACCCCACGAAACTTCTTTATCTGGGGCGCCACGATGAGCGGTAAGAGTTACCTAGCTGAGCATTTCCCAAATGTATTAGTCTTGAATACTGATGGAAATAGCGCCATGGGAACACGTCCAAGCATTCAATTACGAAACGTGCGCAACCCTGATGGCAGCTTAAAGAGTAGTGTCATTGACCAGCTTCAAAAAGTGATCTTGGAGTTAGGAACTACCCAAAACACGTACGAGACGGTGACGTTAGATGTTATCGATGATGTTTGTCAATTGATTGAACAGGCGATTTGTTTGAAAGCGGGGGTCGAATCGTTAGCAGACATGGGGTATGGCCGAGGATATGCATTGTTCAATACTGTGCTTCAAAGTCTGGTAATGGATCTCAAGGCATTACCAATCAACGTCGTTTACATTAGTCGTGAGAATGACTTTACAGATGATGATGGTAATACCAAGACAGTTCCGTCACTCAAAACTAAGTATTACAACGTGGTCAACGGGAATTGTGACTTGGTTATCCATACTCAACACGTTGGCAAGAACTATTTACGAAACGTGACAGAAATTCGTCGCCGGTATAAAGCCAGTGAAATTAATGATTTAAAGATTCTCAGTATTTTGAAAGCTATTCCGAATGCATTAGCACCGGAAGTACAAACAACGAAAGCAGGTAAGTAAAAATGAGTTTATTAGATATTGCAGCAAACACTTTAGATAACTTTGATCCAAAGAATGATTCAGTGAACAGCGGAAGCACAGGATTACCAGATGGTGATTACTTGACTGCTGTGGAAAGTATTGAACATCGGTCGTTTGATTCAGGTTGGGATTGCTTGCAGATCGTGTTCACAGTTCTTGATGGCGACCATGCTGGCGAAAAAGAGTACGACCGCATTAGTTTTGCCACTAAGAGCAAAGCTGGTAAGGCAATTCCGGATTTCATTATTAGTCGGAACATTAAGTTTGTCATCAAGCTAGGTTCACTGTTAGGCGTTGAGATGAAGCCAGAATATTTTGCCAGTGAGAATGAAACTGACACACACGAAATGCTGGCTAATGTGTTAGCACCAGAAAAGGGCAAGTCGGTGATTTTACACGTTAAGCACCGTCCAAACAAGAAGGATCCCGACAACCCTTACGTTGAATATGACTTAGATGCAACTGAACAGCCTGAAACTGCAGACATCACGGATGCAGACTTACCTGGCGACTTAGGTGGGGCGCCAATGCCAACTGACGCGGATGCGCCACTACCAACAGATGCAGACGCACCAGCAGAACCAACAGATGAAGCACCGTTCTAAATTAATAATGCAGTGCCATTAGACCACCGTGCGGGTGTGATGCCCGTTAATTTACAGAAGGAGGCCGGTCATGCGTAATTTAGTTAATTATGCAGTTAGGTACGCCAAGGCCGGTTTCAGCGTCCTGCCAATGATTGGCAAGAAACCGATGATTAAGTTCGCTGACCAGCCCGCCTTGACCGTTGATCAGATTCAAAGCTATTGGCGGTCACATCCATACGCCCAATTAGCACTACGGACAACTAATTTTTTCGTGATTGATATCGATGAACACCCCGGCGGTGCGGATGGTTTTAAATCAATTTCCGAGTATCCTAATTCAGAATACTTTCGTGACACATTGTCTCAGACCACTGCGGGTGGTGGCCGACAGTTATTCTATTTAAAACGAGATGATTGCGCGATACAGCAACGCATCGGTTGGTTGCCAGGGGTCGATATTAAAGCTCACGTCAACAATTACGTGATGGTGGCACCATCGGAACGAAACGGCAAGCCGTATCAGTGGGAGAATCATAATCCAATCGTGACGGCCCCACGTGAACTGGTTCAAGCAATTAATGCGAACCGTGACGGTACTGTCGACGTGTTCACAGACCTGAACATTGATTACACCGAGAAGTCAGGAACAGCCACGTTGTTTGAAACCATTGTCGACGGTTTGGGTGCCACCGGTGGCCGTAATAATGCATTGGCAAGTTTCGCCGGTGGATTATTATTCCGAGGTGTTGATCCGCGAGCAGTTATCCAGCTAGGCTTACTGGCAAATGCAAATACAGACGATTCACTGACTCAGCGAGAAGCCAAGACAACGATTGAGTCGATGATTAAGAAAGAAATTAGACGAAGGGAGGCTAACCAGTGAGCGCAGAGGAAGAAGCGGACAAGCTACGCAAGTTAGAGGAACAGCAGAAAGTTGTACCGCTTAGAAATCAAATTAATTTTATGGAAACGGCTAAGGGCGGTATTAAAGCAAATTCACTTGAAAATGTTTGTCTGATATTAGAGCACGATCCACTGCTTAAAGGCAAGTTCGCGTATAACGAATTTAGTTACGAAACTGAGTTCATGGAAGATTCAGCCGAGCTAATGTTGGAACATGGACCACTGCAAGATGAGTTCACACCAGCAGTACAACGGTACATCGAACGTAAGTATAAAGTCATGTTTACGCCAAAGTTAATTGATGCGGCAGTTACCGAAGTGTCACGACGTAACGTATTCAATCCAGTTATTAATTATCTGAACGAATGTTACAAAAAATGGGACGGCGTTACTAGGGTGGCTGACTTCTTGCCGGTCTATCTCGGCGTTGAAAAATCACCAGTGACAACATTACAGACCAAGCTATTCTTTGTCGGCGCAGTAGCCAAAGTATTCAAGCCAGAAACTAAATTTGATTTCGTTTTGGATTTAGTGGGTGGTCAAGGAACTGGTAAGACCACCTTGCTTAAGCGTATGTCAAATGGCTGGTATACCGACCAATTCACTGACTTTGAAAACAAAGACAACTATGGCAATATGATGCGGGCTTGGATCGTGAACGATGATGAAATGACCGCCACCAGCCATAGTAGCTTTGAAATCTTAAAGAAATTTATCAGTGCTGAAATTCTGGAGTACCGACCGGCCTATGGTCGCTATACCGTCCGGCGATACAAAAACTTCGTCATGGCCCGAACGACCAATGAAGTGACTTATCTGAAGGATAAAACCGGTGAACGGCGCTTTATGCCAGTGATGGTCAATTCGATGTTACAGAAAAAATCACCGATTACTGACTTGCCGCAAGGAACGATTGATCAGCTATGGGGTGAGTTTGCCAGCTACTATCGTGACGGGTTCCGATTCGGATTAACGCAGGAGCAGGAGCAAATGATGGCAGACAACCGTGAACAATTCATGTACATTGACGCCGAAGAAGATGCTATCGAACAATCACTAGCTCAAATCAAGGGTGATTTCGTTACGAGTTCCGAGATTGCATTCAAGATGGGAGTTCCGGATATCGTTAAGAATCGAAAATTAGCCAATAAAATTAAGTACGTCATGGACAATAAAAAGGAATGGCACGCGACACAACGACGGATTAAGGGTGTTCCAAAACGTGGATACACCCGAGTGAAGTCAGAGTAGTCATAGTGTAGCAAGTATAGAGACTACGCCCGAAGCCTACGGCCCCAACGTATACATTAATATGTATACTCTACTTATATATATTTATATATATATATTATTTTATATAGGGTATAGGGAATAGGGGTACACGACGGTGTGTGTTAGAAAAGTTGAAAACAAGTGACTACATGACTACACCTCAGTTAACTCGTTGGTGCATAAGGGATAAGGCGTATTCGGTTAGTTAAAGTGTAGTCACTAATTGAGGTGACACAATGCGAGAACAAGAAATTCAAAATCAAATCCGCGTGGCGGTGTCGGCTGCTGGATGTACAATTTTCCGGGCGAATGTCGGCAAAGTTGAAATGAAGAATGGTAGATGGTTCGATACTGGACTGCCGCAAGGATTCCCGGACTTATTCGGATTTCGGCATTCAGACGGCACAATATTTTTTATTGAATGTAAGAACGAAACTGGACGTCCACGGGATGATCAGGTCAAATTTCATAAATTTTTGATGAAACAACACACGGTTCACGGGATTGCACGTAGACCGGAAGATGCGTTGAAGATTATTAATGAGGGACTGGTTGGTTATGGGTTCTAGTTATTACGGAGGACTGGAAATGAGTACTAAAAATAAAATTGGACTTGGAATAATTATCTGTCTTGCGAGTGTGCTTGGTGTGACAGCTCTGGTTGACATATTTATTGAGGGTGGAATAGTTGTAGGAACAACTTGCACGGCCATTATTTCATTGATTACTTTAGGATTGGTGCTAATGGGTTCGGAGGATTGAAAATGATCATTAAAATTAACAATGATTATCAGGTAGAAGCTCAAAAATATAACAATTGGGTGCTACAACGGGTTACAGATAGTAAAGGTGGTCGATTAACGGATAGTGTTGGTAAGCCCACGTCGAAAGCAATTGGCTATTATCCAGATTTGCCATCAGCGTTAAAGGCATTCTATACACAGCGAATTATTGACGATAACGAAGTTTTAAAAATTGATGAATATTTGGTTTTGTTGGATAAAACTAATCGTGAACTTTCAAAAAAGCTGGATTTTTTAAATGTAGGAGATGGCGACGATGATTAAGTTTAGAGCGTGGTATATGCCGTTTGGAAAGTATGGTGCTATGCAAGAAATGGTGTACAGCAGAGCAAGCCATATTTTAGCACTTGCTGAAACGGAGCCAGAGAAATACATCCCTGAACAGTTTACCGGCCTGAAAGATGTGAACGGCAGGGATATTTATGTGGGCGATATTTTAGAAGTAACTATTGATGGTGCTGTGCAAGCAGACAAGTATTTAGTAAAGAATGTGTGGGATCCACATGTGTGGACTGAAGAATCTGACGGATACTATGCTGTTTCAAAAATGAAAGTACAAGGAAACGTTCACGAGAACCCAGAGCTATTGGAGGCTGACAAATGACTGATACCGAATACGCCAAAGCAATCCAAATCTTACAATAGAGCATGTATTTTGACAATAATAAATAATGCCACCATGATAATTGCAGGCAAAATTTATGCGATAGCTAGAATGAGGGCGAGAAAATATAATGGAAAAACGTATAGATCATGAGAAGCTCAACAGCCTTGTATGTGAGGTCGAAGACCGCCATAAAAATGGCATTATTGAAGCCAGCTCTAAAGAAATGGCACCTATTTGGAAGATAACCAAGGCTACAATGAAGAGTGGTTATTTAGCAGTTTCGTTGCGACAATACAATTTAATTGAAGCATACGCAGCAAAGAGTTCGCATACAACAGAGGAGAAGAACCAAACCTTAAAGCAACTGCATAAGAAATATAGTTGGCTAAATCGGCGAGTAACAGAATATCGCCATGGCAATTTAATTATTCGGAGTTGAGGTGGAAAGTGGTGGGTGATTTTGAAACTAACAAGAAATTTTTAAGACGTTACCGGCCTTACTTTAGACAAATCAAGCGGCTTGAAACTAAGCTGTTTGTCCTTGATGATCGTATTGAGTCAACACATTCACCTAGTATGACTGGACAACCAGGTGGTGGTAAGCGGCGAGAGCTAGCTGACGACTTGATTAGACGTGAAGAGATTGAAGGGCGGATTAACCGGTTAATCAAGAAGAGTCGGCCAATCAAAGCTGAAATAACGGATTGTCTGGATGAACTAACTAATTCGTTAGAAGCTTCTATATTAGAGCAGTATTTTATTGAAGATATTCAGCTGGACACGATTGCGTTACAAATGAGCTATTCGTTTCGACAAGTTAAGCGATTGTATGGTGATGGGGTTAAGCACGCTAGGATACCTAAAAACTGTGACACCCTATGAACCATGTCCCCTGAATGTCCCCTAGATGTCACTAAAATGTCCCCTGAATGTCACTTACATGCCGAGTAAATGGGTGTATATTTGTATTATCGAATAGTTCAGATAAATGAGCGTTAGTTAGCAAATTTGGGTGCTTCTATGTTCTATGTCGCTAAGACCGGCTAGATTAGCTATTTATAGTATCAATGTATATTATGATCGAGTTACAAGGTATCAAAAGGACAAAGTAAAATTAATGGTACAAATTGTTTGAAGGAACAGGCGTTTGCTTAAACACTTTTGTATGATAAGATTGAATGTAATATCTGTTTATTAGGATGTGAGTGAAAAACACATGGTGAAATATAAAAATCCACTGGTTAAACCGTTTGTAAAATGGGCTGGAGGAAAAAGACAATTAATACCACAAATAACTAAATATATGCCTAAAAATTTTGGGAGATATTTTGAACCTTTTGTTGGCGGTGGAGCTGTATTTTTTAATTTACAACATACGCAATCAACCATTAATGATTTTAATAGTGAATTGATTTTGTCATATGAAGTAATAAGAGATAATCTTGATGATCTATTAGATGAACTAAGAATCCATGAGGCCAATAATTCGAGCGAGTATTATTACAAGGTTCGCGAGTGGGATAGAAATGGAATAATTGACGGGAAGTCTGATGTTGAGCGTGCGGCACGTTTTATTTTCTTAAATAAAACAGGTTTTAATGGTTTGTTTCGGGTGAATAGGCAAAATCAAGTTAACACTCCATACGGTAGATACAAGCATCCGGCAATTGTAAACGCTGAGATACTTAAAGCGGTCAGTGCTTTTTTGAATAAGTCTAGTATAAAGATATTAAATGGAGATTTTGAGGAGGCTGTAAAGGATGCAAAGTATGGAGATTTTGTTTATTTTGATCCTCCATATGCACCCATGGTGAATGATAAACAAAGTTTTGTAGGGTACACATTGAATGGTTTTGGCGCAGATGAGCAGGTACGACTGAAGGACCTTGTGGATGATTTAACTCAAAAGGGTGTCAAGGTGATGCTGAGCAATTCATCGGTACCATTTATTCATGATATTTATTCTGATTACAGTAAAAATACGATCATAGTTCCTGCTTCAAGAAATATTAACTCAAAGGGAAATGGAAGAGGAAAAGTTAACGAAGTTTTAATAATGAACTATAATTACTTGGAAGAAAGTTAAAATGTGTGATTTCATATGACAAAAGCTGATGATGCATGGGCTAGTCTTTTTAGCAAGTATGATATTTTAAACCATGTTAATAGAGACGGCGTATTTAGTATAACATCCTCAAAAATTAAGGAATTTTATGAGCCAAGATTGATTACGAAGTTTGACTGGTCATCTAGTTTGCCGAAGCTGTTTAGAAAAAATAAATTAGCGATTCTACCGACTACTCGTGGGACCTATGTTATTGGACGGTTTTTAGCGTATAAGCCATTAGTAGTAGACAATATAAAACCAGTTCCTGTGTCTCTGCCTGAATGGGTGAAGACATGGGATACATTCGATATAACTTCTGAGGCTGTTGCATTAAATGTAGCTAAAGCGACTGGTATGATTGATTATATCATGGAAAGTTCTGAGTATTTTCCAGCTATAGATACAATTACTGGGCGTTTAAAGTCTGGTGATTTAGACTACAAAATTCAACTCCGTGATAAGACAATGTATGATTTTAGGGTTGAAAATGCACAGGTGGAAATTGACGCAGGATTTGAAAATACGGATAAGTTAGCGATTGTAGAAGCAAAGACTCATATTCCAGCTGATTTTATGATTCGACAGCTATACTATCCGTATCGCGTTTATAATGAATTAGGAACTGGAAAACCAGTTATTCCTTTGTATTTCACTTATGCTGATGAGGTATTTAACTTTTATCAGTTTGAGTTTACTAGTTTGAACAACTATTCTTCTATAAAAAAAGTTGCGCAATTTAGTTTTATCCTTGATAAAACTTTAGATTTAAATATGGATGTAGTTAAGCAAATTTCTGCAAGTTCACCTATGAATCCAGAACCAGAGAATTTTCCATATCCTCAGGCAAATACTTTTCAGATGGTTTTAGACACGATCAAATATTTAGAAGAACCCAAAGATAAGTTTGAATTGGCTAGATTATTTGGATTTGATGTTCGACAGAGCGATTATTATGCTAATTGTGTTGGCTTTTTAGGTTTAGCCACTCATATTAATGGCAAATATCAATTGAATGAGTTAGGACATATGGTAAATTCTTTACCTAATTCGAATAAACGAAATGAGCTGATAATTAAACAGATGCTCAGTCATGTGACCTTAAAGCTAATTTTCGATTCATATATTAAAAATGATGGTGTGGCTGACAATAACTATATTGATTCCATTTTGAAAGCATATGTTGGTTCTATTAGCGGCTCTACTATTCCGAGACGAAGAAGTACCGTGAAACAGTGGATTAGTTGGATATTTTCAGTCATCGATTAAAAATTATGGGTTGAATTAATAGCTAAGTTTTTTTGATGCATAAGAAGTGACCAAAATGATTAGTTGTAAGATAAATCATGAATGATATTTATTTTCAAGCAAGAAAAATCGTCATGCCAAACGGTATGGCGTTTTATTATGTATTAAATTATTGGAGGTAATACGAATGGAACAATCTGAGTTCAATGCAACACAGACAATCAATGAGACTTGCTATAGCTTAATTAAGCAGGGCTATTCATTGCGTGACATCTATAGTGGATTGGGTAATGTGATGGCTGGTATTGAACCTAAGCATCTAACCAACCAAGCGTTGGTGATTGATTTGGATATCGACACATCCAAGGTAGTTGGTAAGTTACGTCATGCCATGGACAACTGAACAATGCCACGCATTCTACAGTTCAGTTCAGTGGGAACACCTACGTGCAGCTATCTTAAAGCGTGATCACTATGAGTGCCAATGGTGTAAGAGCGATGGTAAGGTCACTCGTTACGGCGACGTGGATAGTCATGGTCGTCCGGTTGTACTGGAAGTTGACCACATCAAAGAGTTGGCTGACTATCCGGAACTGCGAACCGAGCCGACTAACCTGCGGACACTGTGCAAGGATTGCCACAACAAACGACATCATCGCATGAACTATCGAAGCAAGCATGAGCGCAAAGAGAACCGATGGTCAAATGACGAGAGGTGGGATTAATGGTGGAACATAATATAACTTGGTCAATAAACAACGGGCAAAAGATACCTGAAATCTATGTTGACGGTGAGCAGGCTCAGGTAGTGTCGTGTAGTTATCAGTTTGTAACGGCTACAGATATTGATGAGTCAGGAGTTAGCATGATGACTGCAACCATCTTCTTATTATCGGAGCGCGACTATAAGCCCATTCAGCATGTGATCTTTATCAATCAACAGACTGGTAAGGTGTTCTATCAATAGACAAGGAGTGATGACTAATGCGATCAAGAACCGATAACACTAAGCAAGTCGTGGTCTATGTAGTCATGCGTGACCAACAAGCGAATGTATTATTTGCGCATCGCGTTTATTTTAGTGAACGGCGAGCAAAGAATTACTGTAAACGGATGAATACGGCGGAAGAATTCACTGGATATTACTACATTAATAAAGCAATCTTTTTTGACTGGAAATCTTTTATCGCCAAGGCCCCCGGGGTCAAAAAAATTGGCGAAAAATAGAAAACTGGGAACCGGTGGGTAGGACTCGACTCCGGAAAAACATTGCTTTTTTATTCAATTTGAAAGGGGGTGGGGGTTTGGACCACCGTAAGATAAGAAGGGAATTGATGCAGCGAATCGATAAAAAATCAGCTGTTGAGAAAGAGAAGGTTGACCGATATATCAGTCTTTTAGACGCTTTTTATCAGCTTGACGAAAGCATACAAAAGCATGGCGTCATGTTAAAAATTCAGAATGGCAGTCAAACTTATTGGAAGCCAAATCCTGGAATTGCAGAAAAAAATAGAATTAATTCTGCATTAATTACGCTTGAAAAGGACTTTAAAATGCCAAAAATCACACAAAAAGTCATAAAAACGCCCCCTTCTCAATACGATTCAAGTGATTTGGTATGATTCACCAAAAGTATGTTGATGAGTATATCAATTTGTACGAGTCCGGAAAGATATTACTCAATAAAGAACGGGTTATGCTGATAAATTACCTAAAAAAGTATGTTTTATCTAATGATAACTTGTACTTCGATGATAAAAAAATCGATAATCTAATTAAATTTACTGAAAAATGGTTCTTCCCAACCGCTGCGTTCCAGAGATTTCTGGACGCTTTTCTTTTTCTCTATGATTCAACGACTGGCACGGTCTATTATGATGAGTTCTTGATAATTATGGGGCGGGGAGCTGGTAAAAACGGTTGGATTTCATCGACTGGGGCGTTCTTGATAAGCGACTTGAATGGTATTCCTGGTTACAACGGCTCCATTGTAGCTAACTCGGAAGAACAGGCGAAGACATCTATTGAAGAGATTTATAACGTGGTTGGCAATAATCCAATTTTGCAAAATGCTTTTAGTGCTGCCAAGTCATATATCACTTCGAAAGCAACTAATTCCACCCTGGTTTATCAGACTTCTAATGGCAAAACAAAAGATGGTTTGCGAGACGGGTTTGATGTGTTCGATGAAATCCATCAGTACCCAGATGATTCGGGTGTGTCGGTTTATGAATCGGGGCTTGGTAAACGTCCTGAGTCCCGCCAGTTTGAAATTGGTTCTGATGGCTATGTTCGTGGTGGCTATTTGGACGAAAAAAAGAAGGTTGCTTTGAGTGTAATGAGTGGCAAGCTGCCACCTGACACTATGTTTCCATTTTGGTGTAAATTGGATTCTGCTGATCAGGTAGATGATGAGAAGTATTGGGAATTGGCGAATCCAATGCTATCCAAGCCGCTCACAGGATATGGGCAGACGCTTCACAATAAGATGCGAAAGATGTATGTCAAAATGCAATTTGAAACTTCTAAGCGTGAAGAGTTTATGACTAAAAGGATGGACTTTCCAATTGAAGACTTGGAGCGTTCAATTGCGCCGTATGAACAAATCAAAGCAACCAATAAGCCGATTCCTGATGATTTAGAGGGTATGGAAGCGATTGGCTCAGTGGATTTCGCGTCTATTCGCGACTTTACTGCAGATGGTTTAACCATCAAACGAGATGGCAAGCAATACTTTATCAGCCATCAATTTGCCCGCCGACAATTTGTCGATAAGTTCTATGCGTATTCAGCTAAGCCACACGACCGCCCCCAGTCTGCTCCTCCTATTGTTGAATGGGAAGAACGCGGATTACTGACTGTGGTGGACACACCAACGATTGACCCACAAGCCGTGGTTGACTGGTTCTTGGAGCAGCGGAAACATTTCATCATTAAGAAAGTTGTGATGGATAATTTCCGGGCAGATTTACTTCGTAAGTTCTTTGAGGACGCAGGCTTTGAGGTGGTCGTAATTCGAAACCCAACTGCTATTGATGGTTTGCTAGCGCCTCGGATTGAAACAGGGTTTGCTAATCATCAGTATATCTGGGGTGACAACCCACTGTTGCGGTGGAACACTCAAAACGTACTGGTTTCAACTGACAGCCACGGTAACAAACGATACGGTAAGAAAGAAGAGATACGGCGTAAAACCGATGGGTTCAAGGCGTTTGAGTACGGCCAGTACCTTGTCGACCAGTTGCCGGACTATTCAGTGAACGAGTCGCTAGATATGTTGGCGGACATTGATTTTTAAAGGAAAGGGGGTGAATTTATGAGTGTGATCAATAGTTTTTTTGACCTTTTTACCCGTCGGAAGGATTCAAGCTTCATTTATGACCTTGATTTATTTCAGGACATTAAGAACCGAGCCTACTTAAAGCGTATGGCGATTGACACCGTGATCAATTACGTGGGCCGGGCAGTTAGCCAGTCGGAGTTTCGTGTGATGAACAAAGGGTTACCTGTTAAGGATGCGATGTATTACAAGCTCAATGTCCGACCAAATAACGATGAGTCAGCTAGTGACTTTTGGCAGCACTTTATCTATCAATTGGTTTATTACAACGAAGTACTTGTGATTCAAGACGACGATGGCGATTTATTGATTGCGGATGACTTTAGCCGTCATGAGTTTGCTGTGTATGAAGATGTTTTTGATAACGTCACAGTCAAAAATTTCACGTTTAAGCGTTCCTTCTCAATGTCTGATGTCCTTTACTTGAGATACTCAAACGATCAGTTAGAGCACTATTTGACCGGTTTATGGGGAGACTACGGTGAGTTATTTGGCCGAATGTATGAGCTGGAACTTCGTAATAATCAAATTCGAGCGACCGTTAAGGCTGACCTAACAGCTGGTGTTAATGACGGTAAAGCCAACAAGCTGCAGAAGTTTATCGACAAGATTTTCCAATCGTTCAGCAAGAATTCTGTTGCACTAGTACCAATCACAAATGGCTTTGAATATAACGAAGTGTCAAACGGTGTGGGTAAGAACCAGACATTTGATGAAAGCAACAGCGTGTTAATGGCATTCATTGATCACGTTGCACGGCTTGTGGGAGTACCACCGGCGCTGATACACGGTGAAACTGCCGAAAGTAGCGACAACCAAGAATTATTCAACAAGCAGTGTTTGAGTGCGCTGTTAAATAAGATTCAGTCGGAGCTTAATGCCAAATCATTCAGTCAACGTGATTATTTAAAAAACGGCAAACAGGTTGAAGTGATTGGCATCAACCGACCAACGCTAATCGAACTAGCAGAGCAAATCGATAAGCTGGGGTCATCTGGTATGGTCACTCAAAACGAGGTTCGGTCAGCAGTTGGGTTGTCACCACGCGAAGACGGTGACCAGATAGTGATGACCAAGAATTATACAACGAAAGGTGGTGATAATAATGAAGAAGATTAACGTTAAAGGGCCAATCATCAGTAATGATGACAAATGGATTTATGACATGCTGGGAATGGATAGCACAGCTCCTAAAGATGTCATTGATGCATTACCAGATGATGGGTCAGACATTGAAGTCGATATTAATTCAGGCGGCGGTTTAGTTGATTCAGGCAATGAGATTTACACAGCACTCATGTCATATTCAGGAAGAGTAACGGTCAATATCGTTGGTATGGCTGCAAGCTCCGCATCATTAATTGCAATGGCTGGTAATCCCACTCGGATTAGTCCAGTCGGTCAAATCATGATTCACAATGTGGCTGGCGGTTGGGTTGGTGACTATCGTGACCAAGCAAAGTTATCCGAAATTCTGAAGCAGTCAAGCGAAGCAATTGCGAATGCTTACCATCTTAAGACTGGTTTATCAATGGAAGATTTACAGGCCAAGATGGATTCAGAAACTTATTTGAATGCTGACCAAGCTAAAGAATTAGGCTTTGCCGATGAAATTATGTTTGATGATCAAGTTGAAATGGTCGCTGATGGCGGTTCAGGTATGTTACCGAAGTCTGCAGTTGATAAAATTGCTGAGTTAATGAAGCAAACAGCCGTTAAACCTAGACTGTCTGGTTCAGATATTGATCGAATGTCAACTGCAGTGGCTAATAAACTATATGCTCAACCTACAAAGCAAGCGGAAAATTCATTTAAGCCGTTTGCTTTTTAATTTAGAAAGAAGGAAAAGTAATGATTAAATTTGATACAAAAGCATTCAAAAACTTTACTGACGCACGTGAAAAGTACGCACAATTGGTTAAGAACGCCGCCAAACCCGAAGAGCAACAACAGGGCTTTACTGATATGATGGACGCTTTGGGTGAAGATACACTTTCAGAAATTAAGAACCAAGTTCATGCTCAAACCGAAGACTACTTGGACGCTCGCCGACACGACCCCAAGATGTCTAACGAAGAAGTGAAGTTCTTCAATGAAATTAAGACAGACACTGGATTTAAAGAACCTAAGTTATTGCCTGAAACGGTTGTTACTGAAGTGTTCGATGACATGGTTCAAGCCCACCCGTTACTTCAAGCAATCGGTTTGCAAAACCAAGGTATCAGCTTGAAAATTATCCAATCAGATGCTTCCGGAGTAATTGGTTGGGGTAATATTTTCGGCGAAATCACTAGTCAATTAGATGCTAAGTTCAAGGAGACTAAAGCTGACCAATCCAAGGCAACCGCGTTCTTGGTATTACCAAAGGACTTAAGTGATTTTGGCCCATCATGGATTAAGCAATACGTAATCACCCAAATTACTGAAGCATTTGCGGTCGGCGCTGAAACTGCGTTCTTAACTGGTGATGGAAACAGTAAGCCAATCGGTTTAAATCGTTCCGTCAAGGAAGGCGTAGCTGTGACTGGTGGTGTTTATCCGGAAAAGGAATCTGCTGGGACATTAACGTTTGCAGATACCAAGACCGCTGCTAAAGAATTAGCTGGTATGATCAAGAATCTTTCAACTAAGGAAAATGGTAAGCCTGTTGTCGCTAAGGGCAAGACTGTTATGGTCATGGGTCCTGGGGAATCATTAGATGTGGAAGCACAATTCATGGTTCAAAACTTAGCTGGCCAATTCGTCACTGCCTTACCATTTGGTTTAACAATTATCGAATCCGAGTTTGCACCAGAAAACAAGGTGATTGCCTTCGTTCAAGGTCGCTATGATGCATTCCAAGCTGGCCCGTTGAAGATTCAACCATATGATCAAACGCTGGCACTTGAAGATATGGACTTATACACGGCTAAGCAGTTCTTCTATGGTAAGGCTAAGGATGACAAGGCAGCTGCGGTTTACGACTTGAAGCTTGCTACTCCTGGTACTACGACTACTGAACCAACGACCGGCGGTGACACGGGAAAATAGCGACCCCGGACACCGGGGTAACTAAGCCTACCGCGAACAGTACCGTAGCTGAGATTACGGCTTGGTTAGATGCTAACGGAATTGACCACACTGGAGCTACGTTGAAGGCCGATTTACTAGCATTAGTGGGGTGATTAAATGGCAGATGAAAAGATGAATCCATTATTGGAACAGTTTAAACAGCGAATGAAGATTTACCATAGCGCAGAAGACAAAAATCTGTCACAAATTTTAGATGCTAGTCAGAAACGTATTACCAGTATTACAGGCATTGCCAGTGACGCTAATGATGACGTTTACGATGAGCTTGTGATTGAACGGGCCCGATACGCCTATAACGATCAAGTCGAGTTTTTCGATACCAATTTTTTGGACGATTTGCTGTCCGCATCCTTAGAAAATTACAAACCGGGAGATGATGAAGATGAATCGACCGAAGTTTGAGTACAAAGCACCACCAATAAGAACGAATCAGCTTAATACGCCGGTTCGTTTTTTTCGTACCGTCAAGAATACGGGACCTGAACCAGGGCGTGGTCAAACCGAGCAAATCTTTGAGTGCCTAGGACTAGTTTATGCCCCATCAACCAAGGATCGCACGGTGCTAACGGCTCACGAATCCAAGTACGGCACAACGGTAAAAATCCGTGATACTTTTGGTGAATTTGACCCGACAACTAAGGACACCGTGGTCATTGACGACCGCCGCTATCTAGATGCCACTGGTCAACCGATTGTTTGGGACGTTATCCAAGTAGCACCAGATTTAGAAAATAACCAGTTTGTAAAAATTGTGCTGGGGGTGACTAAATGACGGAAGTAACGGTTAAGTTTACAGGTGTTGATGAAGTCATCAACAAGCTGTCCCAGAAACTGAGTCCAGCGAAACTGAATCGTGCTGAAAACGATGCGTTAAGAGTAGCCGGCAGGCGAGTAGCGGTTGAACTCAAGAATGCGGTCGCCAGCTATCGTGACACAGGTCAAACAGTTCTTCAAGTATCAGTCGGTAACCCTCATAGTCGGGGCGGTGTACGGACGATTAAGATTGGTTGGCACGCGGGATCTCGCTGGCGATTAGTCCATCTGAATGAGCTCGGTTATACACGGTTCGGCAAAACCTATCATCCACGCGGCATGGGTAAGGTTCAAGGCGCGTTTGACAGTAGTCGTGGCCCTGCCAAGGCACTTGAAGAAGCTGAATTGAGGAAACTACTATGACCGAAACCAAGGATATGCTTGCAACTATTTATACCGCGTTGTTGGCAAATGCAACAATTGCAAAACTGACATTGGCTGGTGATGGCAGTCATCGAATTAGTTATTTTGAAAGCCCAGAAACGGCTGACCACGACAATCTATTTGTTGTGATTACACCTATCGGACCACCGGTACCAGCGGCTGTTGGCAGTGATGATTATTTGAATGTGCAATTCACGTTTCAAGTCAATGTTGAATCTATCAGTCGACCGGCACGTAATGCTGTGGCACGTGAAATTCAAAACGAAATGCTTGCCCTGGGTTTTTCAAGATTAGCTGGTGCTCAGAACGAATTAGATGAATTCATGACTGAAACTAACCGCTTTGTTGACGTTCGTCGATACCGAGGCAACACGAAATTGTATGACACAAATTATTAAGGAGAGATGTAATTATGTTTGTAGGATATAAACGATTAAAGATTCAACCATTTGCCGAAGACGGCACGAAAAAAGGTGACCTGATTATTGTTGAAGGTCAGGCACACAAAGGGGCTACGACCACTGCTGAAATCAGTGGCTTAGCTAAAGACCCAGTGAAAGTACCAGGGTCTAATATCGATTACTACTTGTCACGTCAAGGCTTGGGTGACGCCAAGGTAGCACTTGGCATTTTAGATTTACCGGAAGCTAGTGCTGACCTATTGGCTGGGTTCCGTGTCGATGATGACAAGATCAGCTATGGTGGTGAAGACACATTGCCACCATATTGCTCAATTGAAATGGAATCCAAAGAAGACACTGGTGAGATTGCGTTAGTTGGCTTCTTCAAGGGAACATTTACGCGGGATAAGATTAGCTTGAGCACGCTGGATTCATCTAAATCATTTACGCCAGAAGCTGATGCTTGGACTTTTACGCCAATTAGTTCGATTGCCACTGCTACTAACGGCGAAGTGATGCAGAAGTTTGTGGGCGATGCCACTAAGGATGCAACGACTGTTACGAAGTTTGAAAAGCAATTGTTTGATCCAAATGGTACGGCGAGTAGTAACGGTTAAGAGTATTACATTAACAGCGGATAAACCGTCTATTTCAGTAGGTGCAACAAGCACAATCACTTCAACAGTACTTCCTGATAACGCTACAGACAAAACAGTTTTATTATCAGTTGATGACCCTGCCATTGCAACGTTAACAGGAAACACGTTGACAGGTATTAGTGCTGGTGTTGTAACAGTGATTGGCACTGATGCAACAAAGCAAGTCACAGGGACAGTTAAAGTAACGATTACTAAAACAGAATAAAAACACTTTAAGTCGCCGATAAATCAACAATACCAATTGGGGCGGCTTTTTGTGTATGGAGGGAAAAGACTATGGGTACACCACTAAAGATGGAATTACTTATTGATGGTAAAAAGCAGACCTTCACGGAATCGTTCATTCCGGCAGGCCGTATCTTGGACGCATTGGACTTAATCGAAAACGATAACTCAGATCGTAAATTGCGTGATGTTTTTGAAGAACGAGTAGCATTTCTATCCAAAGTATTTACTAACCCGCTAGTGACAACAGAAGCAATTTGGAATGGTTTCAATGCGATTGGCTTTGAAGACCATATTTTTGAACTTATTTGTAAGGTTGCAAATGTAAACCCAAAAAAGCTACAGATGGCGACAACACCGGAATAACAATCAAAGAAGCTCGCAAAAGTGTGTTATCGGCAGTCGGCGTAATTGTTGAGAACCGCACTGGCTATACACTGTCGAGCGTATTAAATGATGTTGATTTTCAATTGTTGTCGCAAATAATCGAAGCAACGACCGAACAGGCTCAGCAGACTGAAAGTGGGACCCGAGTTAAACCGGGAACTGTGGGGGTAAACCCTGGTAATCAGCCTGTCATGAGTCTTTTTGACTTTGCTAGAAAATCTTAATGAAGGGAGGAATAATAAATGGCAGATGAAGTATTAGGCCGCATGGTCATCGAGTTAGGGCTGGATCACGCTGCGTTTGGTAAAGGTTTAACCGGTGCTAAACGTGAAGTTAAGTATGCAATGGCTGAGATGAAATCATCAATGGCCGTACTCGGTCAATCGGGCCGCCAGTTTGACGTCCTATCAGCTAAGTCTAAAGGCTTGTCACAAGTAATGATGAGTCAGCAGCGGGTTGTTGAAAAACTGGGTAAAGCGTACAAGGATTCGCTGGTTGATGGTAAACCAACCGCGCAAACAGCTAAGCTAGCAACTCAATTGCAGAATGCCAATGCTAAATTAGCCTCATTACAAACTCAGTATAAGAATAATGCAGCGGCAATGGCTAAAGCACGCGTTGAGCAAACTGGTTTTACCGGTGGCTTAAATAAAGTTAGCAAGGCCGCTGTAGCGACTGGTACATCGATGAAGAACATCGGCTCAACGATGACCAGCAAAGTTAGCGCCCCAATTGCGGCTGGTTTAGCCATTGCAACTAAATCCGCTATCACTTTTGATTCGCAAATCAAGTCCATGGGGCCTCTGCTGACTAATGGGGGCGCGGTTACCGCTAAGTACCGGTCACAGTTGGATCAGTTGGGTGATGCATCTAAAAAGATGTCGATGAAGTACGGTGTCTCAACTACTGAGATCAACAACGGCATGGCAGAGCTTATTCGGCGTGGCTATACCACTAACCAAGTTTTGGGCTCAATGCCGTCTATCTTAGACGCTACCATGGCTTCCGGTGAAGATATGGGTACGGTCATGAATGCGACAGCGTCAATCGTTGAACAGTTCGGGTTAAAGACTAACTCAACGGCTGGGACGATGAAGAACACTCAGCGGGTTACCGATTCGCTGACATACGCGGCCAATGCAACTGCGGCTGGCTTCGGTGATATGTCTGATGCGATGAGCTACGTCGGGCCGGTTGCCTCTAGTTTGGGTCTCAGCGTTGAACAAACTGCGGCGGCTGTTGGTGAGCTTAGTAACCAAGGAATCGAAGGCCAAAAAGCTGGGACTAATTTACGTGGTATGCTGACTAGTTTGATTAAGCCAACCAAGCAAAACACCGAAGGATTCAAGAGTATGGGCATTAGTTCGAAGCAACTGGCCCATGACTCACACGATTTACCGCAACTAATTGATGATATCACACATGGCACTAAGGGCTGGTCAAACGCTGAACGTGGTAAGGCCTTAGCCCAAGCATTCGGACGTGAGAACCAAGCTGCTGCTAACGCATTAGTTAAGGCCGGTTCTAAGAGTCTGCGTGACTTGACTAAAGATACTGAAAACGCTGGTGGTGCGACTAAGAAAGTTGCCGAGCAAATGAGCAATACTTCGGCAAATAATGTCAAGAAACTGATTGCGTCATTACAAGTGCTAGGAATTGAAATCGGCGAGAAGTTAATTCCAAAACTAACACCATTAGTTAAGAAAGCCACGGATATGGTTCAAGGTTTTTCAAAGATGGATGATGCCACTCAGAATACAATTATTAAGTTTGCCCTATTAGCTGCTGCTGGTGGCCCAGTATTGAGTATGCTGGGTAATATCGTCGGTGGATTTGGAACATTTGGTGGCGGTATTGTTAAAGTTATTAGCGCTACCGCACAATGGCACGCGAAGAATCAAGCAGCTAAAGAATCACTCGCGATGTTAAAAGGTGCGACTGATGCCACTAGTGGCGGTTTCAAGGCGTTCAAGGGTAGTGTTGATACTGTAAATGGCTCAGCATCAACGGCTAAGTCAACATTTGGCTTGCTTAAAGGTGCCTTTACGACGGCCGAAGCTGGCGCCGGTGTATTAGGAACCTCATTAAGTGTGACGGGTGCGGCGGTGACCGGTGTTGGTTTGGCAGCTGTAGCCGGTGTGGCTTACTGGCAACTCTATGGTAAGGAAGCAGCCGCTAGCGCTGCACGAACACGGCAGTGGGGTTCAGATGTCGGTGAACAGGCTGATTCTGCACTGACTAAATTCAAGGGATTTAGTACTAACGCTAGTGCGTCATTGACGGATTTTGAGACAGCAAGTCATACAAGCACTAAGAGCGTTGCCAAGGATTTTGGCGATATGTACACTGAGATGGAGAAGGATTCCAAAGACACTATCCAGCAGATGCAGAAGGATATGAAGGGCCTGCCCGACTCTGTTCAAGGTGACTTGAAAAAGGATATTGCTGATCGCAAGAAGCATAATGCTACGGTATTGGCCGACGCTAAGGAAAATTATAATAACGCGGAAGCAATACTCAAAAACCACAATGGCAAGATGTCTGGTTTAAGTGATACGGAACGAACTGCATTGCTCAATAGCCAACGTAAAATGAATAGCGATGAAATTAGCCTACTAAAAATTGGTGGAAGTGCTAAGAAGAACGTTCTAGCTGCATTGAATGGGGATATTGGTAACATGACCCGTAAGCAACGTGATACGACCATTAATCAATTGACGTCTTCAATGCAGAAAGAAAACAAGCTTTACAATGATCAGAGCCAGCAGATCAAGTCCATGTACGATAAAGGTGAAATTTCTGCATCACAATATGGCAAGGCAATGACTGACCTGCAAGCTACCCACAAGTCAACCACAGATGGTATGGCCGCGGCAATTTATAAGTTGGACAAGGCGAATGGGACTTCTAAAGCTCAAATTACGCAGGATTTACTAAATGTTGGCTACACTTACAAGCAAGCAGCGGCGATTGTAAAACGGCAAAATGATGACATGAGTAAGAGTACATCCTTGGTGGTTGCTGAAACTGGCAATATGAGTAAGAAGTCTAAGGCGGCAGCCGATACCTGGAATAGCTTAGTATTTGATTCCAAGACTGGAAAAGTTAAGACCAATGCACAGGGCGAAGTTAATAAAGCTGCTAAATCTAAGGACAAATGGAACCAGATGAAACTACTGGTTAAACAAGGAAAGATGAGCTCCAATGCCGCGGCCATGGTTGGGGTTGCGGCTATTCAGACCAAACGCTGGGATGGTTTAACACTTAAAGAGAAGCAGGCGATGATTAAGTCTAAAGGTGGCGATGATCTAGCCGGGTTAATCGAAAAGGGCAAACAATGGGGCAAGTTTACCCCAGCCGAAAAGAAGGCCATCATCACAGCCAAGGGTAAACCAGAGTTACTCGGCATTATGACTCAGGCGAAGACGTGGAACAAACTCACGATGGCTGAGAAGCGGGCAGTCTTAAAGGACAACGCGTCGCCAGCCATGAAACAAGCTTCGGTTAGTGTCAAGGATTGGAACAACTTAACGCCACAAATGAAGACGGTCATGGCTAAAGCTAAGGGTGCCGAAGATGTTGCGAAAGGCGTTAAAAACCTTAAGGATTGGAATAGCTTACCAGAACGTGAAAAACGGTTAATTGCAAACGACAAGGGCGCTACGGGAATTATTAAGAAGGTAACTGGTAATTATAAGGCTTATCAGAATTTACCAAAAAACGCTACTAAGAATTTATTTGCTAAGGATAATGCTAGCAAAAATGCTGGTAAAGCTAAAATTTCAGTTGACAAATATGGCCGTGTCAAAGTAACTGGTAAGGTGCTTAAGGCTACTGATAAGGCGTCTGGCCCTGCTAAAAATGGTAAAAAGGGACTAGATAAATTTAATTCAACCAAGATGCAGACTAAAACTGCAAAAGGTAAGGATTCGGCCTCAGGTTCAATGAACGGTGCACGTAAATCGGCAATGAAGTATAACGGCGTTAATATGGCACTCAAAACTGCTCATGGACATGACGCTGCATCTAGTCCAATTAATGGTGCTCACCGGTCACTTGATCGATACAACGGGGTAGGCATGCGTGGAAAAACCGCTCGCGGATATGATTCAGCAAGCGGTGCTATGGGACGCGCTAAAGGTTCGTTAGGTCGCTACAATGGAACCGGTATGCGAGACAAGACTGCTCGTGGTCACGATGGCGCTTCTGGTCCAATCAGTAGCGCAATCCGTACTCTAAGCCACTGGAATGCAATGGGGAACGTGACTCACTTCATTACAACTGTTTTTCGTAAAATTACTCGGCACGCAACAGGTACAACAGGTACCGATGGTAATCCAATCATTGTTAATGACGAAGAAAGTTCAGTATACCGTGAAGCTGTCAAGTATCCTGGGCATCCAGCGTTTATTCCACACGGACGTAATGTCTATCTGAATGCACCAAAAGGAACGCAAGTTATTCCAGCGGGATTAACGGCCAAAATGTTTGGTGTCTCACAGTATGCTGCTGGTACTATTCCGGCTAATTCATCAATTATCCAAGCTTCGAAAGCCATCAATGACTCAATTGGCGGAGATAATACCACAATCAACTATAACTTGGGTGGTAGCGACAGTACACAAGCAATCGTAGCGGGTCTGGAAGCTATCTTGAATAAACTTGATGACCAACAACCAACATTTGAAGTGCATAACGATATGATTGGTGACAAGCTACGGACTTTGATTAAACAAAAGGATTCACGGGAACACAATTTAAATCGATTCTTCCCACAAGGAGGTTAGCAAATGGATGCTTTAATTACAAACTTAAATGGAACTGAACATAAGTTGAGTGACTTCGGCTTCCAAGTGCTCAACTTCGAAGAATCGGCGCCAACAATCACCAGAACTACTAAGAGTTTTGATGGGCGCGCCGGTTCATTAGATTATGGGGGCCGGCATGTCGTTAAGAGGATTACAATCAATGGTTTGTATTGGGTTAAAAGCCTGGAACAAGTGGATGATGTGCGAGATAAAGTTAACGCGGCTTTGTCACAAACGGAATCCATTTATTTAACACGCATTTACGGTAGTCGAAACTTGTATGACGTGCGTGAGAGTGGCAAAGACTTTGTGATGCCAGCACAAACTGTTGATGAGAAACGGTTTAAAGTGTATCGAACAGATACCAACCTACCATCAATCATCGAGCGGACTGGTAAGGGCGTTTACTACACCTGGTCACTGGAATTTGAGACAGTCGAGTTGCCATATGGTGAGAGTAAGCCACGGTCGCAAACGTTAGTTAGTGGCCAATCAATAACTTATAACGGTACAGTAGCTTGTTCACAGCTAGAACAGGCTTTTTATTTTGTTGTGACGGCTAAGGTGGCGTCTGCTGGTGGGTTTACGTTGACAGTCGATGGTCAATCATTGATAGTTACTAGCCCAGTAGTTGCTGGTGACGTTTATACGTTATCGGGCATGAATAATACTCGTGGCAGTCAGAACATTAATGATAAAACTAATGCGGGGTATTTTATCCTGCATCCCAGTGCAGCTAACAAGGTAGTATGTTCAATCAGTGCGGATATTCAGATCAAAAATTTATGTGATTTATATATTTAGGAAGGTGAGGTGAAAATTATTGATTAAATTTCATGATCCGGCTGGGACGCCCCATTTCGGCCAAGCTACCATTACAAGAACTACTAGCGTTAATGGCGGACTGTCACTGACTGGTGAAGTGTTTGCTGGTGATGACGTATTGAACGGTTTAGACTACGGCTGGTGGTTAAACTTCGATAATGAAAAGTACGTCATTACGTATAAGAAGCTGAGTGATGATACCAATACCGTTGTCTTTGATGCGGTACAACAGTTCTTTTGGGACTTTGCCAAAGTAGCATTGCACGCACAATACACGGGTAGTCATGAGTATACATTCTATCTAGGACAACTCTTTGATAAATCCGGGTATACCTACAAGAATGACGTTACCGTACCAGCATTTGAAAAAGAAAATTGGGGTTATAAAAATAAGTTGGATTTATTTAACGACATTATTGATCAGGCTGGCGTTGAATTTGAAGTGCACAATGAGACGGTTCACATTGCTAAACAGATTGGTAGTGACCTGACCAGTTTTGCCCGTAAAGGGATTAACCTTAGTAATCTCACGGAAGAAATGAAAATATCCGATTTTGCGACGTATGCTAAGGGCTATGGTGCTTTCAAAGATACTGAAGACCAAAGTAAGGGGCGATTAGAAGTTGAGTATCGCAGTGAGTTAGCCAAGCAGTTTGGCGACTTAGAAATGGACCCGATTGTCGATGAACGATACACAATTACAGATAACTTGATTGCCGCCTTAAAAAAGCAGGTTGATGCGACCTATACCGTGTCAATGACTATGAACATCTATGACTTAGAGAACGCTGGTTATCCTAATTATGAAGCACCTAAAGTCGGGGACTGGATTCTAGCGATTGATGAAGCATTAAATTTCAAGCGTAAGATTCGCATTATTCAGCTTGAAGAACAGTTTGACGTGACCGGTAAGCGTATCGGGTATACGGCCACTTGTGGTGATTTGAGTATTGTGGATCAGTATACACATCTGCAAAGTAGTTTGGATAGCAAGGTGCAACGTATTCAAGAAAGTGTTGATAATGCACTTAGCAGCGCTAACGGCAAGAGTACAAACTACTATGGTGAAAAAGAACCCACTAGCGCCAATGAAGGTGACTTATGGTTTGACCAAAGTGATAGTGATCCAGACAAGTGGTCTATCAAACAATGGGTCAACGGGCGTTGGGAGCAGATTACGTTGAACCCTGGCGAGGTAGACGCCAAAGTTGATGTAGCTAAAAAGGAAGCTGAAACCGCGGTTGAAAATGCTAAAAGTGCATCAGATAAAGCTGACCAGCTTGCGGTCAAGTACGATGATACAAATGCATTAGCTAATCAAGCACTGGATCGAGCTATTGATGCACAAAATTCAGCTGCTGGGTTGATTGACGATGTTAACAAGGCCTCTCAAAATGCCGACGATGCAAAGAGCATTGCTAATTCAGCTAATTCTAAGTACACAACATTAACCGATGGTTCTACTATGACGATTGCTGAATTGGAAAATGGACTAGCTGCTAAGTTGACTAAAGATGACCTAAGCGGGTACGCCACTGAGACCTGGACACAGAATCAGATTAAGGTTACCGCTGATGGAATTAACTCAACATTATCTAGTGTTAAAACTACGGTTGATGGACAGACGACAAGTATTAATGACCTGAAAGCTGATTCCAGTGGGTTTAAAGCTCAGTTTGTTACCATCAATGATACTTTGGGTAAGCAAACTAAGGACATTGGAACCTTGCAGGCAACGAACAAGTCTTTAGTTGCTAGCTTTGATTCTTTAAATGCTTCCAATGCTGTTAATGAACATAATATTAGTCAGTTGCAGGCAAGTGCTACGGAATTTAATAGCACTTTAATGACAGTTCAGCAACAGGTGACGGATAGTGCTGTGGGAACTAATTTACTTGCCAATACTGCAGACAATGGTGTTGGGCCTGTATCAGTCCAAGGTGATACTTCCAGCCCTGTGTACAATGCTTCTATGACAAGAAATGGCAGCTACATTGAAATGACAAAACCTACGGGCTCCGAAATGTACTACCGTTTCTGTGCAATTGACGCTAGTATGCATAATCTTAAGCCTGGACAAACTTATACCATTCAGGGTGAAGTATATGTAAGCAAAGGCTCCGTTCATTTTAGATCACAATATCAATCAAATGGTGGTTGGGCGAATTACTCCGGTAACGAGTCTGGGGACCTAGCTACTAATACCTCTGGGTTTGTAAAAGTTAAGTACACATTCACAATACCTGCGAATGCAACCGCATTTTACCTGAGCTGGCAAGTATTCAACTTCGATTCAACGACTGTATTCCGATTCCGGAGAATGAAACTTGAAGTTGGAGTTAATGCGACTGACTATTCCACTAGTCCGTTGGACAATGCGACAATCACAGCACTTTCAAGCATCTCTCAAACAGTCGATGCAATTCAAACAACAGTGCGTGGAAAGGTTGATAATGACACGTATCAATCTAAGATGACTCAATTGGATAACCAGATCACTACTAAAGTATCACAAGGTGACATTACAAACGAAAATATTCTGCCATATTCTGGTTATTGGTCAGATTTGACGGGCTGGACACTAATGAGCTGGGGAGCCCCAGATAGAAAGCTACGCATAGGCTATCATGACTTTTACCATAAGGCCGTTGACGCAACTTTAGTTGTAGAGACGTCTACGGCTAATAACATTGCAGCTGCAGGATCAACAAAATTTAACGTCATACCAAATACAACCTATACCATGACTTTCTGGGGCTTTGCTAGTTCTAATGTGAAAGGAACTAATGTATATGTTCTAGGTCGCACCTTTGCATCTACCAAAGACTATGACTATGCGCACGCAATAGCCGTAAATTTGATTATGTCACCAAGTGGGATAAATAAATACACTGCGACATTTACTACCAATTCGGATGAGACGCAGGCGTATGTTCGATTAGATAATCAAGGTTCTACCAATGGTCAAAGTTCTGGCGCATATTTTGCTGAACTTAAAATCGAACGAGGAACCGTATCAACTCCATATACTAGGGTTTCAAGTTCAGAAGTTCAAATAACTTCCGACAATATCAATCTTAAGGTTTCCAAAGATGGTGTTGTAAATGCAGTTAACATCTCGCCTGAAGGAATATCAATATACGGTAACAAACTGCATATTACGGCGGCCACCTACATTGATAATGCAGTCATTAAGGACGCCATGATTGCCAACCTAAACGCTAATAAGTTAACAGCTGGATCAATTAATGCGGCTAATATCAATGTGTATAACATTAATGGCGCAAATATTGTCGCCAATTCGATAACTGCTAACCAGCTTCAAGCCGGGTCTCTATTAATTGCATTAAACTCCACTATGCAAACTATGAGGATTGGCACCGATGGTTTATACACTACTGATAATAAGGGCGACGGGGTTGGCCATATTCATACCAACTCAGTTGTTGGGCATCCAGATGTCTATGGCCTAAACTTTGACCTTGATGCTACTGGGGACTATATGGGTTGGGGAGCTAAGAACCGTGGAGATCCTAATGGAACCTATGCCATCAAACTAGGATGGTATCGTTCAGATACGGCTAATACCATTGGAAATATTAAAGGATTCGTATTCTCAGACCAAGTAACCTTAAACGGCGGTATTCAAGTTTCCGGAGCATATCAGAATCTAGGCTTCGGTACAAGTACGTTTAACAACAATACCCATTACCCTTACTTTGGGTCAACTGGCATGAAGGCTGGATTAGCCTATGGCTCGACGGATACCTATCTGATTTCAGATGGTAAGTATGCTGATATGACTAAGGTTATATTTGCTTTACAAGGTATCGGTGATGCTTATATTCCCGTTAAGCTTAGTGACGGAAAGATAACTAGTTATGTTAAAGTCAATTTCCAACATTAGACAAAAATAAGAAGGAGCAATAATGATGAAAAACACTATTGAATTTAAAAATTCTGAACTTACGGGGCTGGCAAACGTTTTAGGAGGATTCAAGCTAAAAGGAAAAGCAAGCCTAGGTCGTACCGTACTGATTCGTAAATTCGCTAAGAAGCAGGAAGAAGCCAACGACGATCGGATTGAAATTCAGAAAAAGTACTTTGAGACTGATGGAGACGGCTCATTGCGTGTTTTCAAAGACAGTGAAGGCAAGTTGATTCCTAAGTCAGAATTGGCGGATAAAGAGGATCCTAAGAAATTAGGGGCAAAATCTGCCAAAGAATTGGACGATGAGATCAAAGATCTTAACAGCGAAAAAGCCATCATCGATTTTAGTGAATACTCGCCTCGTTTTAAGGCGCTTAAGGCTGCTTTAGAAGACTACCCATATGAGCTTGAAAGTGATTCAGCAATTGCATACGAACGAGTTTATGACCAACTAGAACAGGCATTCAGCAAAGGAGAAAAATAATATGAACTTAATTAATCGTAGTATCCAATACGCTTTATCAGCTGAAACTGGTAACACAGATAGTGTCGTTGTTGGGGTTTACGGAAAATCTGATAATCTCGAAATTAACGGTACCTTAACAATCGTCGCAGATGACTTAGATGAAGGAACTACTTTTGACGACCTTTCTAAGAAGCAACTATTTGCGTTAGCCACTAAGAAGCTGCCTACCTTATTGCCAACTTTGGCGTACACTAACTATCAATTCTTTGTTCAGAATGATACGCCGGTTCGATTAACCGCGTACTCAGACTTAAGCAATAATGGCAGTTATATTTCATTAAGCTCAACTCTCGACCAGTCTGACTTCACAAATAAAGCTATCGAATCTGTCGGTTACGAAGATGTAAAATCTGCAGTCAAAACTATTCTTAGTCAAGAATTCCCGACATCATGAATGGAAGTGTGATGTGATGTTTGAACATTTAGCCAAAAATAGATTTTGGCTTTGGAAAGCGATGGAAACATATGGCTTAGGAATTTACTTTATTATTAAGCACAACACATTTGCATTTGAGCCACCACAGCCAACGATGCTTGATGTGCTTGATGATCCACCTATGATTTTTATGCTGGCGGTGGTTGGAACGCTTGCTCTGGTGTATTCTTTGTGGAACTTGCGTACACATTATTACAAGCCATTAATGACTGGATTGCTTACGTTTGTCTGGTTATTTTTCATGATAGCGTTTGGTGTTCATGATTTTGAAATGCAACGTTATGTAAGTTTTGAAAGTATGTATGCCATGTTTGTTTTAGGATCAACCATTTTTGAAATTGTAATTGGGGATGATTAGGGGTGAGCGATGCTGTTATCGTGGCCTTAATTACCACAGCGGGTTCAATTTTCGTTGCGGTCTTAACGATGTGGAACAGTAACAAGGCCGCTAACAGCGATTCTGAAACCAAGTTAAAAAAGGAAAATGAGGCTTTAAAAAGGGAAAACAATGAGAAGCAAGAAATAATTGACTATTATAGAAAGCGTGATAAATAATGATGGAATTAATCCAATTTATTAACGGTACCACGATTGCGGCAATCGCCGTAGTAACATATTTAGTTGTTTGGGCGATTAAACAAACTCAATTCAGCAACAAATATTTACCAATTATTGCCCTTGGCGTTGGTGCAGTGATTGGTATTTTTATTGGCATTGCCAATGGTGATATCAAATGGGTAGCTGGTTTGGTTGATGGTGTGATTGCAGGTGCCGTCAGCGTCGGTGGTAATGAGCTAGCTAAATCGATTGGGACAATGTTTAATGGGGGTGCAAAATAATGAGCTTAAATGGATTTGATGTAGCCAGTTATCAGGCTGGTATGAATGTAGGCGAAGTTACAGGCGACTTTGTGTTGGTGAAAGCAACAGAGGGTATTGATTATACTAATCCAGAATTTAATGGACACGCAAAGCAGACTTTGTCAGCAGGCAAGAAGCTAGGCGTGTACCACTTTATTCGAAACGACTCGGATATTAAGGAGCAGGCTGATTACTTCTTAACGGTTGTTAAGCCATATATTGGTAAAGCAATGCTGGTTCTTGATTTTGAAAACACGACAGGTTCAACCATCCAGAACCAAGCAGGTGTCGGCTTAGCTAAGCAATGGCTGGATTACGTGTATCAACAAACTGGTGTCCGACCAGTGCTTTATACGGGGATTAGTTGTGAGAACTCATTAGATTGGTCATCCGTGGTCAAGGCCAACTATGGGTTATGGATTGCTCAGTATAACAACTACAACGTCGTGAATGGCTATCAACCACGAAATTTATATGGTAGTTTGAAGCATTGGAAGACCGCAGTAATGTTCCAATATACTAGCACTGGACGGTTGCTGGGCTGGAATGGCAATCTTGATTTTGATGTGTTCTACGGAGACAAAATTGCTTGGGATAAGTACGCTAAGGCTACTAAAATGGTCACAAACAAATCAATTGTTCAAAAGACAACAACCAAGGATGGCGTATGGACAATAACCAATGAGGTTGGGACGTTTAGACCAAATCAAAAACTTGGTATTTTCAAATATCCTGGCCTAGAATTAACTGGTAAGTATTACGATAAAGGTGAATCTGTTAAGTATTTTGGCTATGTAAGTAATCCGCAAGCCGGCTACGTCTACATTGCTTATCGGTACAACACCAAACTAATTTATTATGTTGCTTGTCGAGAAATTGCCTCCGGTCGGGCACTGGGCACATTCGAATAA